TGTGCTTTTGTGTTGCGAATATATGCCGCCACGCGCTTAATCTTTTCTGAAACTTCGCCCTCTAAACCTTCCATTGTGTCGAGAAAAGTATCCGCGTCTATGGCACCGCTTTGCTCCATTTCGTAAAGGTCATTTAGCGCGTGGCTGTAATCCTGACTGACTTCAAATAGTGTTGTGTTCATGCTGCTACTCCTTCGTGTACCATTTCATTAATAGCAGTTTGCGTTTGGTTATTTAAACAATCCCAGACATTATCTAACTCTGTAGGGTCTATCTCATTCCATGCTTCAATGCATGCTCCTCTATCGTTATTCATAATCATTTTCATTAAGGCATTTGCAGTTTCATTTTTTGCTATTGTTTGTGTTTTTTTGGCCTCAGCTTCTACTTCTGGTAAATCTTCCCCAGCGTATATGTAAACTCCCAAGCCAACCATTGCCAAAGCTTTAACAAGTGTTCTCATTCTTGCCTTGTTAATGGCAGTTGATGATGGGTTAGTTATCGCTTCATTTTTATTGCCCATAACAGGCAACCACATGCTTCTCACAAGCGTTTCATCACCGTCAATAATGGTTAACTCACACGTTATTTCCATCGTACCATCGTTAAAAACGCGGTCAGTAAAGGCGTATGTGGTGTTAGGGTATTCAGACATCATGGCTGACCATGCCCAAGTCCAACTTAAATATGTAAACTTCCCCTTTACTTCTGTATTTTCATTAACATTTATAGTGCTAAGGTTTTCCCAAACTTTTTTTGCAATAGTCATTACATACCCCTTTGAACATTTTCATACATTTGCAAAAGCGCATTAAATCGGCTTTCGTATTCTTTAAAATCTTTGCTGCCAACCTTGTACGGATTGTAATTTTCTGCCGTGTCTTGGTAGTCAATGCCAGCTTTCATGCTGGGCGTCATAGTTATGTTATTCATAGATGCACCCCTGATAAAATTAAAATTATTATTAAAATGGCTAAGTCGTTCATGCTGAAATGCCTACCCAAAACCAAATTGAAATACTTGCCCAAATCAAACACCCAGCGGTGTTAATGATTAGCGTTTCTTTTGAGATATTCACAGATCCCCCTTCTGGTAGTCAGGCACAATATTAGAATTGTAGAAGTCGTTAGCAGCGGCATTCATTAGAGCCACTAATCCGCGCCATTTGGTTGCGGCATCGGCATCAGTGAGTGGTTCACCCTTTAGCGCGTCCATCTGTATAGCGTCATGGGCAATCTGGCGAGTGGAGAAGTCAATATGCTCAAGCAAGTCGTTAGGCTCAACACTTCCTTCTGGCGTTGTGAATGAATCCTGTGCGGTAAACTCAGCAATAAAATCTGAAAGATCAGGGGTTACGATTTGCCCACATTCATTACGATTGAAGTGCTTGTTAATTCTGTTATATGCGTTCATAGCTCTGCTCTTTTGTTACTGTGTATGCTTTACAGTGTAAGTGAACTAACAATGCAAAGCAAGCAGAATCGATAAAATGAGTGGAAAAGTTAGTGTGAGTTGCTAAAAAATAGGTTTTATGAGGATTTACCGGGGAGTTTCAGGCTGTAATAAAGGCGGGGCCATTGATATTTTTGTAAAGTTTATTTAGTTAACTAGAGGGGGGCCAGTGTGCTTGTTCGCTAACTGGTTTAGTCCCATGGGAACTAAGCTAAAATTACAGACTGGCACGGGATTTGTCCGTGGCATTAAGTCGTCCATCCAGTCCGTGTGCACGATAAACCAAGGGTAAATGTCGATTTCTCGCATCCACGCTAGTTTTCTGCAGCGGGCTTTTGATTGGTTTAAGCTATTCATTATATTATTCGGCTGTGTATGAGCCTACTATCACTCCTATTATTTTTGTATATTCGTTAAATTGTTGAATCGGATAGGCCACATTAAGCGGCTTTAAATATTTGACACCTCCATCTAACACGTATTCTCTGAATACAGATTCATCGGTAAATGTATTAATTGCAATAACCCTATCTCCTGTTTTTGGGGTTTTTGTTTGGTCAATAAAAATTAGCGTTCCTTTAGAGTATGACCTGCCATTAGGCGCGGTCATGACATCATTTTTTACTTCTAATGCAAAAGAATTGTCCCCGATGTCGTAAGGGCATCCTACAAACTGGTCATTATCACCCATTTCAAATGAGCCTTTTATTATACTAGGCAAAGAACTCCAGCTTATTACTGGGAGTTTCTTTGTAATCGGTTGAAGTTTCAAACCTTTCAAGAGTCCAAGCTCGTCATCTGAAATTAACTGTTCAGTAGAGTACCCGAATGCTTTTGCTAGAGAAACCAGAGTATCGCCTTTTACCTCGGCTAGAGGGTTAGTTTCGATTTGGGCAATGCGCCCACGACTTAAGTTAGTCCTTTTTGATAAATCAAGTTGTGTCCAGCCCTGATCTTTCCGTAAACCTTTAACTCGCTTTCCGAGGTCTAACATTTTAAATCCTTTGCTATAAGTTGTTGTGGCTTTTTGCTTCTTTCTTGTAAGCCAGCTTACATGTTATTAGTGTTCAAGAGGTTGACAGCAGAATGTGCCTGCAGTAACATACCTTACATGAAAATACTTAAAGCAGAAGCCGTAGACACATTCGGTGGTGTCACAAAACTAGCGATTGCTCTTGGAATTCAGCACTCAGCCGTTTCTCAGTGGGGCGAATACGTTCCTGCTTTGCGCGGCTACCAGATTCATGAGCTTCTAACTCAAACAAATCGAACTGCTCAGTCAAAGGTGGCGTAATGACTGAAAAGTATAAAATGACCGTTAACTTAGATTTAGATAAAGATCTAGTGTTTGGCAAGATGTGTGCCGCATTAGGGGTATCTAAAACTGAACGTATAAATTTACTCATTTCTCAAGACCTCGAATTCCATAAGCGTTTACATCATGAATTATCTGATGCTTTCCCTGTCATCTCAAAGGATGTTCAGAGAATACGTGAGAGGGGCTTAGGGTGAACCTCCTTATTTCTGAACCGCCATTGCAGATCCTTCCACAGTTCGCCCTCAAGGTTGGATTGAACGAAGCGATTCTTGCGCAGCAAATTCACTACTGGCTATTGAAGTCAGACAAGGTGCGTGACGGTCAGAAATGGATATATAACACTCAAGACGCATGGCTAGAGCAATTCCCGTTTTGGTCTAAAGCTACCCTCAAGCGTGTAATAGCCAGCCTTAAAAAGCAGGGAATTATCGTTACTGGCAACTACAACAAAATGAGCATGGATAGAACAATATGGTATTCAATTAACTATTCTCATGCAGCCTTATCTAGTGTCATAAGCAATCATCAAGAACCTGTAAAACAGCTTGAAAGCCAGATAGATCAACCATTAGCTCAAAATGACCTCAGTATAAGCTCAGATTGCACTCAACATAAGGTCAATATGACCCGCTCTCATAAGGTCAATATGACCTCAGCAATACCAGAGACTACAGAGACTACTACAGAGACTACAACAGATATAAAAGAAGATATTGATTTTGGGTATTTAACAGCTTCTGAATTTAGGGAGTTAACAAACATACGAATTGATAATTATAAGGCTCAAAAAAAGAAAGCTCCTGCCATGAGCCAACGAATTGCCAACACCCTAATCAACCAAATCAGTTTAGCGATAACAGCTAACTATTCTATTGACGATGTTTTGAATGAATTCGCTACACGAGGCTGGTTGTCAATCAAAGCTGAGTGGATGCAATCAACTGCAAGCAACAAACCCAAAGAAATCATGGTAAGCGGATCTGGCTTTAACCAGAAGCAAATCAAGAATCAAAACTTAACATCAGCAATTTTAAACCCAGAACCTTGGTAAACAACAATAATCACTTTAAAGGACTAAACATGATTTCAGGCGAAAACGTAATAACAACTAACCCAGCACTAAAGAACGCAGTCACAGCCTCAATCGCTGCTGGTAGCCGAAGGGTTACTGAGAAGAACAGACAGTTAGCCGTTGATAACGAGATTAAGTTAATGCGCTGGCACCAAGAGGCCGGCCACCAAACACCCGAAGAATTCGCCCGTTCGGTTAAAACTGTTCAGATGCTTAAAAAAGAACATCGCAGATTCAACCTTGCAAGAGGCTTCCAGAGTCATGCGGATTTATACCTATGAAATATTACCTAAAGCCACTAAGCCCTAAAAGCCTGTATGACGAGTTGATTGGTGATTACAAAGGGCCAGTAACCAAGGCTGGCTGGGGTGAGTCAGGCGGCTTAACGCACATCATCAAGTCACAACTTAATCCATTAGCTCGTAAGAAGTATTACAAGGAGAGGGCAGCATGATCCACGAAAACAGCCAAGCAGCATATCACTGTGCTGATCGTAAAAAGAACGCTGAATCACAGCAGGCCGAAATATTAAAAATTGTTAAAGAAAATCCAGAGCTAACGTCAAGTGAAATATCGCTAAAAACAAAAACATTATTCGCTGTCTGGAAGCGTTTGCCAGAGCTGCGGTCTCAGGGCCATGTTCACAACCCATACACTCGCTCATGTGAAGTGTCAGGTAAAAAAGCAATGGTATGGGCTGTTGCAGTATGAGAATACTTGACCTAGATGAATGTAAGGTTGTAATTAAAAAGATTAATTCTGGCGTTGCTGCAAAGGTTATTGCCAAGAAGTTTGAAGTGGATCTTTACGATATAACCCTAATAAATCGGTGCAGGTCGAGCAAGTTTCCGCTAGACGACTATAAGTTAATTGATGACCCGAATTACAGGCTAGAGGCTATCGATCATAAGTGCAAAATTGCCGAGCCTACAGGCAAGAATTTAGGATCGCAAGGATGGGATATTCGCATGAGCATGAAGCTATCACGGCTACCTATGAGTGCTTGGGCGGCTGCTTTATGAATAATCAGGTGCCGAAATACAATGTCGTTAGTTTTAGTGGAGGTAGAACTTCGGCGTATATGATTCATAAGATACAGACAATGGTGTCACAAGGCGCAATAGATAACGTCAAATATGTGTTTATGGATACTGGCGCTGAACACCCCAAGACCTACGAGTTTATAAGGAATGTTGTTAAGCACTTCGATATAGATTTAGTGTGTATCCGCGCTGTAATGACCACCGAGGTAGGTATTGGCCCTAAGTTTAAAGAAATAAGTATCGATGATATTTGTGATGATTATGGCCCGTGGAAAGAAATGATGAAGTGTTATAGCACTCCATTTATTCACGGGCCTATGTGTACTGACCGTATGAAGACAGCCCCATACAAAAAATATTGCGACCAGACTTTTGGGCGTAATAATTACACCTCATGGCTGGGCATTAGGATCGATGAACTAAGGCGATTAAACCCTAAGAAGGGCTACAGGTTTTTGGCTGAAATATCGCCTATGGATAAACAAGACATTCTAGGATGGTGGAAGGATCAGCCGTTCGACTTAGGTATTGACGAGTGGCTAGGCAACTGCGTGTTTTGCATTAAGAAAGGCGTTAACAAGATTGCCCTTGCTGCCATAGACGAGCCTGAACTAGCTAAGGAATTTTGGGACATGCTTAACACTCAGCCTATACGGATTATTGAGACAAGAGAAGATGCCCCACTAATTATGTATCGCGGTAATAACACATTCCAGAGCGCACAAGATTCGTTTGCAGATTTCAGTAGGGACGAGATCTTATCTAGGATGCGAGGGAATAATGGTGGATGCGCTGAAAGTTGTGAGGTGTTCGGCTGTCAAGGTGACTTATTCAAGGAAAGCGAAGGGGCGGTAGCATGAATGGTGAACACTGGACAGTAAATAGCGATACAAGCCTAGAAAACTTTATTAAGCACTTGCGCGAACTTTACGAATTAAAGAAGTACGTGCAGGTGAAATGGTCAACAGATAAGGCCATTACTGGGACGCAACGTAACTCTGTTTACTTGTACTGTGACCTACTGGCTAACAATTTAAATGATCGCGGTTTAGATATGGTCAGCACGTTGCAGTCAGGTGTGGAAATCCCGTGGTGTAAGGATAGTGTTAAGAAACACATCTGGGCAAAGATTCAGCAAACAAAATACGAGAACAAGTCAGTTAATCAGCTAAAGACGCATGAAGTGAGCGAGATATACGATGTGATTAACCGCCACCTGTCTGACAAATTTGGTGTTCATGTGCCATTCCCTAACAGAGACAGGTAATGGCTAATACAAAGAAGAAGTGCAGGCATTGCAAAGAGTTTGTTTTAGCTGAATCAGGGGTAACTGTGCCGCTAGGCTTCTTCTGCAACAGAGATCATGCACTAGAACATCAACACGCGAAAGCTATGGCTGCTTTGAGCAAGATACGCGCTAAAGCTATCCAGTTAGCCAAGAAAGATATAAAAGCCCGTAAGCAGGCCATTAAGAGCTTAGGGGAGCTACACAAAGAAGCGCAACCAGAATTTAACAGGTATATCCGATTACGGGATAGGGGACAGCCCTGTATTAGTTGCCAGAGACACCACACAGGACAGATCCACGCAGGGCATTACAGGTCGGTAGGGGCAGCAGCAGAGCTTCGGTATGACGAAAGCAACGTACACGCTCAATGTGCGCCATGTAATAACCACCTATCGGGTAACGCTATTGATTACCGTATCAACCTAATTAAGAAGATCGGGATAGATGGGGTAAAACTATTAGAGGGGCCAAATGATCCAGCAAAGTATAACCGTGAAGACATTATGGCAATTAAAGCGAAGTACAAACTCAAATACAAAGAGCTTGAAGCTCAACAGGAGTTGTTATGAGTGATAAACAGCATGACATAATTATGGAGGGGGCAAACATCATCGCTTTGCTGATTAACACAGTGATTGATGTGGAGTATAGGCCGCGCAATGAAGAAGACGATCTATTGATGGAAAAGGCAGAAGAATGGGTTGATGAAAATGGCCCGATTTCATTAGATTTAACGGAGTATTAAAATGGCACGACCAACGAAGTACACGCCAGAGCTATTAGCAAAGGCTCAAGATTACCTAGATAATGAAAGTAACTCATTTCCTAGTCACATAGGGCTGGCATTTGAGTTAGGCATATCTAATTCAACCTTGTATGAGTGGATCGGAAACGAAGATAAGCATGAGTTTTCGGACATCGCAGAGAGAGTTATGCAACGTCAGTACATTAGCCTTAC